TAAAACTAAAATATATTTCATTTAAAATTCTGTTGATGACTAGGCGGATATTTCACCGCCTAATCAAAGTTGTTAATGATTATTCAACCGTGTACATCACTACACATTTGATAGTTCCGCTTATAGAAGCACTACCAGTTGTAAGTAATATATCTGTCTCTGCAGTGTTTTCGTAGCCAACGCCAGCGATTGCACCTTCTTGAGACATAGACATTTGACCTGCTGAAGAAACAGATGTTGCTGCGATATATCTTGCAGCTGCTCCGCTATCACCAACAGATATTGTTGCTGAACCTAAAGCGTCGAAGTGAACAACGATGTCGTACACTTTTGCACCTTTTGGTAATCTTGCAACAGATATGTCTGAGCCTGAAGCTAATGAAGAAGCTTCATACGTATCGTATTGAACTCTCATTTTACCTGACCACTCGCCACTATCGATTTTAACGACAGGATCTGCAGTGATATTAGTAAAGTTAGTTCCTTTTACTGATGCCATAATAATTTCCTCCTATTACGCTTCGTGTGCTTCAACAGTCACTACTTTTTCTTCTTCCATTCTAGTAGCGCCCATTGTCATACACACATAGACTTGAGTTGCATAACCTTTGTCAGATCTCTCATCAATTCTAGTCATAATGTCTTGACCTAAAGCTAACTTGATACCGTCACCAGCATAAGCTAAGCAAAGTCTTTTAGACGACGCTATTGATAGTCTGTTTGAAGTTATGAAGTTAAAACCTAAAAACGAATTGATTTCACCATTCGCTAAAGCTTTAACTGTATTGAAATCCGAAGATGTCACTTGAGTTGTTCCTAACAAATCAGAAATTTGTTTTGGACCAACAACAATGTATCTCGGAATTGACGGATCAACTGATGCGCTATCGAATTTTTCTTTAGCACTTCTTAATTTTGCAATTGTTAAACCGTCAGTACCACTTTCAGTAATTTTTTGTCCAGCTCCTAGTGGAACAGTTGTTGAACCTGTTTCACCTGCGAACGCATTACCACTGATAGCAGCGATTATTTCATCATCCATTGCTCTGCCTAAAGCGAAAGCTGCAGCTTGAGCATATGAAGATGTTGGATCGATCAGAGTTCTGACCTGATCTTGTTTGTCGATCAAATCTGCATACTCATAATCTACCATAGACACTCTACGTCTTGCGTGAGGCGTATCTATCTGTGGAGTATCACCGTGTCTTGAAACTCTTTTCTGCGCAACGGCAGAACCGACTTGTTCAAAGAACGCGTGCTTCCCAACGATAGTTTCCGCATCAACACTATTTCGTAGAAGAGAGCCTTTTTGCTGGCTAAGCATTTGCACGTTGTTCGAATACTGTTGAACAAATGCAGTTGTTATTTGAGAACTCATAATAAGTTCCTCCTCTATTGGTTGATTGATTAGATCGTTTTGATTTTCCGTAAAGACGGATCTCGACTTTGCGTTTTAAGTCTGCAATTAGACTTTTTTTCTAGCGGTCTTGCGATTTTCGCTTGAAACTTGTTTTACCCAGTTAAAATATATAGTTGCTTTATCTAAAGGATTTCGTCTCTCATTCTCAGGACTAAATTCTGTAGCAAGTCTTAAACATTCTAATCTGATTTCAATATCTGAAATATTATCTGTTGGTTCAAATTTTTCGTTAGCCATTTAATTGCTCTCTTAATTTGAATACTCTATCAACAGTCTTAGCGTGATTAGGATGTGTCTTATTCCAATAAGGTGATCCGTCCTCAGTAAGCTCAGATATTTCTTTTTCAATATCACTTGCAGTTTGATAGCCAGTACCTTCACCTTTAATTATCTCATCTTCAGATAATTTATCAGCTAACATTGAAAAGGCTTTAATAACCTCAACACTATCACCCAGTCTCGTACCGTCTTTAAGAACCGTATTATTAAGCATTTCGTTTCCTAAAGTTTCTGTTGCAAGTTTTTTAGCTTGGTCCAATCTCTTAGTATAAGTTGGTCCAAACTCTTTTTTAAGATCTGTCATAGCAACAGTTTGCTTTTCTTCAAACAGTTTTTGATTATCTACTTCAGCCTGCGTATTCATTTCATTATAAAATTTAATGATACGTTCTGCTTGCTTAGGTAATAATCCTATTCTATGTGCAGTCTCGTTAAAATTTTTAAGTTGGTCAGGATTAATATCTTCTTCGCTAAAAGAATATTTATAATCTTCAGGTTTAGAAGGTCGTCCTAATTTAGAATAAACTTCTTCCCAATCTTCATCGGTTGCCATTTTATTTGGTATAGCAACTTTATTAGCGCCAACTAATCTTTGAGCTGAAAGATAAGATTTAACGAAATCATCCATACTGGTAAAATTCGCTAAAGCTTTCTCATCTTTATATTTCTCAGGTATTACTTCTTTAAAATTAATTACCTTCGGTTCAGCTTCCGTTTGTTCTGTAGTAGCCTCAGCTAATACAGTTTCTTTAACCTCAGATGTTGTCTCAGGTTGTTGAGCAACATTCGTCGGTTGCTCAGATTGCTCTACTGGAGCAGTTGTCTGATTGTCCATTTATAACTCCTTAAGTTATTCTTTGTGATTGATTAAATTTTCCATAAAAACAACTAAGGATCTTTGTCCTTCATAAAAAGCGCTTTCGTGACTATCGCCTTTAACGTGCGTTGTATTATAGAAGTGTGATCTTTTTTTAAGATCTTCTAAAACCATTTTGCCTGTATCAGTATTAAAACAAGTTTTGTAATTACTGATCAGTTCTTTTAATTTTTTATTGTCCGACATTATTTAATTCTTTGACCATAGGTGCAGCATCTTTAGCAACTTTTGCTTCTTGCATTGCTTGCATCATTTGAGCTTGCTGAGCTTGAACTGCTGCTCTTTGCTCTCTGATCATTTTAACTTCTTTATCAGATTTAATCATTCTAGCTGGTAATCCAGTTATTCTAATAATTTGTTTAATTAATCCTTCTTCATCAATGTAATCTTGAACTGGAGCTATCTGACCTATTTGACCAAATAATTCTAAACCTCTCATTAAAGATTGAAGCTCTTGTCCTTTTTGAGCCAAAGCCATAGGTGATACATATTCAATATCAACTTCTTGATTAGCAAGGATTTCAGGTGCTTGTTTAAATAATTTATTTCTAAGCATTATATTAAATACTCTTAAGATCATCGGCTGAAGTAATTCTTGTTGAAGTCTTGCTAATGCAGGACCAAGTATTCTCATCTTCTCTTCGTTTCTTTGAAGAACTTCAGTTGCAGTCATAGTTCTATTTGCTTGAACTAAAAGCTGATCAATATGAAAAGATTTTGCAATTGCGTCTCTTCTTTGATTTTCTTGATTTAAAGTGACTGATGTTTGTTGACCAATATTTAAAGGTTCAATTCTATCTCTACTTCCTGATCTATAATAATTTAATGATCCAGCTGACATTCTAATAGGTGAAAGCATACTGTCATCAGGAACTAATAATGGTGGATCTACTTGTTTTGCTGCAGCTTTCATTGCAGTTTCAACCATTTTATTTAAAACTTTTACATCAGGTAAAGCATTCATTGCAGGCGATCTGCCATAGATCTCTGTAGATGCTTTTAAATATCTTGGAACAACGTAAGGCATTTCGTTAAATCCGCCGATATTAATTATATGACCTGAGCCATATTCAAAATAAACACTTTGAAAAGGCATATTCTTTTTATCTAATTTATTTTCATTGTAGATAGATCTAGGTCTAACAACGTGAACAAGTTCAATTTCTTCAAACGGTTCTTTTTTAAATAATGAAACTACTTCTCTGCTAAAGTTTTCTAAACCAAACTTATCTATTGCAGCTCCAACTGGCATTTTAAATCTTCTATAAAGAGTATCAACAAAACCTCTTTTGTTTTCTTGAATATAAAACTCTTTAATGTGTCTTGAAGAAAATCTTACAATATCAGTTTCATCTTCTTCAATCATTAAACAAGAAGTTCCAAACGTAATTAAATCGTGATACGTTTCAAATACTTCCTGTTGAAAGTTAGATCTTCCAAATGCAAGATACATTTTATCGGTAGCATCTTCTAACCATTCTTTTGCCTCGTCACTTTCATTAAGTACATTTTCTTTATACCTCATAGCAAACCAACGATTTGCTGAGCTAGTCAACATACCTTGCAAAGATGCTGCCAATAGTTCTAGAGCGTGAATAGCCGTTGCATCAAAAATTTGTATATTACGTTTGTCGCCTCTTGCTCGTTCTTTTGTGATCTCTGCTTTTCTAGGTTGCATATAGTCTGCGCACTCTTGCCAATGGCTTTCCCAAGTTGATCGCTTATCCATAAGCCTAGAAAGGTTTGACTTGAGTTCTCGAGCCAAATTTTTTAATTCTTGTGATTGCATTATCCGCCTAATAAAGTTTTCTTAATCTCTTCGTCTGCAAGACCTTCAGATGATGTAAGGATAGTTCCCATTCTTCCTCGTCTCTTAGAAGAAAGTCTGTATCTCTCAATATCGTCTTTTTCTTTTGTCAGTCGTCTTTGTTCAGCTTCAGCTTCTCTTCTTCTTCGATCAGCTTCTTGTCTTTGTCTTTCAGCTTCTCTTCTTGCAGCTCCGCCGTCATCACGGTTTCCCATAAATCCGCCCATAGTTAGCCTCCTAGTAATGTTGGTTTATCTGTTGTTGCTGCAGTTTCCTCGTAGTCAGGTGTAGTTAGAATAGTAGATCTTCGACCTTTTCTATTACTTGTTCTTCTACGCATATCTTCAGCTTCTTGTTTTCTTCTCGCCTCATCCTCTAAATTTGGAACTTTACTGTCATCAGGCATTTCCAATTGAGGTGGTGCAGGTATAGAAACTTTTGGCATTAAAAAACTCATATCTTAAATCCTTTATCGTATTCAGTTTGTCTCATTTTAATATTAATAAATTTTTCATTTTCTAAACCTGTTGCTAAAGTTCGAAGCGCATCGTTAAAATGGCTCGACCAGTCGTGGTTAGGTTTAGCAGAATATAAACGATCTTTTTCTTTATACTTTCGATGATAATGTCGAAGAGCATTTATAAACTTTGTGCAGTTATCAACGTCAATATAACATCGAGGAAGCAGCATTTTAACTGCGTGGATGCCGTCCTCTATAGATAGCTTAGGTGCTATCTTAAATTTTAATCCTAATTGATAGGCTACTTCTCTTCTTGTTTTTCCTGTTGAGAAGTCTGTTTGTTCCAAATCGTGCGGTCCAATGTTTTCACCGTATATATAATCTTTCTCTTTGAGGACCTGAGCGTAAAAAGGAAACGCCTTGTTATTGTTCTCATAGCAGTCAATAATGTTAATAGCGTGTCCAACATTTTGATAAAACAAAATAGCGGTACTATCATTAAAACCAATATCCCAAGCGGTATTAACAGGATAGCTGGGATCGTAAGGTACTCTAGCAATCCTTTTGTCATCTTCTAATTTTGAAATAAGCTCACCATAAATAGATCCTCTAACATTACCAATAAAGCTACACTCAAATTCTTGATTATAAGTAGCAGCTCCCATAACTTTAAAAGCAGCATCTAATTCTTCTTGATCAACTAATTTAGTTTCACTTGCTTTAGCTTTATATAAAAACCAATCCTTCTCTTGCTGAGCCTTCAAGTACATATCATAAAAGATATTATTCATACCTTTAGGTGTTGAGCATAAAGACATCCAGCCTTTTCGATCAGCTATTGCAGGTCTAAGCACTTCATCAATCAGCTCTCGGCTAATCTGACTAGCCTCATCACAAACAACTCCGTCTAAATAAATTCCACGAATACTGTCAGGATTTTCTGAGCTTAGCAAAGTGATACGAGCGCCATTAAAAAAA